AAGGCGGCTATGAGCCAGATGGTGCCATTTATTCAGTTAGTCATGATCTTTCGACAGTATCTAATGCATCGGGAGAGCGTATCACTGCTGGCATTCGCATGGCTAGCGGACGCACTGGCAATGTCATCCTTCCCGTGAGAATTGCTACTACTACTGCGTCTAGTGACGTAGTGTTGTGGCGATTACGGCTGAATCCTACGCTTTCTGGCGTAACTTGGAGCGCTGCTAGTAATGGCAGAGGCAATGTAGAAGTGACAACAAGTGGCACCGCTACGGGAGGCACTATCATTGATTCGGGCTTTGTTAGCCAAGGCAGCGCCAATAACTATGCAGTGGCGGAAGCCATTCGCTTAGCGCTTGGGCAAAACGCCTCTGGCGTTAGCGACACGTTGATTCTTACTGTGGACAGTAGCTCAAGCGCCAAGGCTTTAGGCATAATTGGCTGGGTGGAAGTGGTTTGACCAGTTAAGCTAAGAACTCTTGTCTTTCCTCCATGGATGCCTTTAAGGATCAGTGGTACAAGCAGCAAGTGGATCACATCTCTGACGCTCTTCAAGAGCTTCTTGTCGATGATGATCCCGCTGTCGCCATTAAGGGATTAAGTGAAGCTATTGCTACCTGGGAAGACTATCACGAGAAGGAGTTAGCCAAGTGGAAGCGCCTCAGGGCGCTTCTGAACTGGGGAGCTGGTACGTAATCCTCAACTCTCCCCCTAGTGCCTTTACAGCCTCACTAGCGTTTGCTGGTGGGGCTGTTTCAATAAGAACAGACGGAGTAATGGCATTGGGAAGGGGAGTGATTTTGGCTTCAGGAAAGAGCTTATGAGCTTCCCATGCAAGAGCATTGGCTTTGTTTTCTCTTTCTTCTTTCTCCCATTGTTCTACCAGGGAAGCTGTTTGCTTATCAACGGCTTCCATCACGATTTTGGTTTTCCATTCTGCCCAGTCTTGACGACAGTGCGCCATGAGTAGTTTGAACCATGCATTAAAAGCAAGAGAGGGCCATCTTGTGACGGCCCAAAGTCCTACTTCGTAGCAGAGAGCATTAAACCAGCTTTCGCGAGTCATATTTTCTTCAGCATCGTCTAAGATTAAAGGGCAGCGGAAGTGCAATTCCCTGCCCACGGACACCTAAAGGAGGTAGGCATCATGTCCATGATAGAAGAATGGCGTCCCGTCGTTGGATACGAAGGGGTTTACGAGGTAAGCAGTCTTGGCCAGGTGCGAAGTTTAGACCGATGGGTCCGAGCTAATTCCGGTCGCAGGAGAACAGGAGTTCGCTATTTCACTCCATCACCATCGGGAAAAAGCAGAAAATACAAGAAAGTTCTTTTGCGTAATCCGGACAAGCAACATCTTGTTCATCGGCTAGTCTTGGAGGCTTTTGTGGGGCCACGGCCAGACAATTGCGAAGCTAGGCATTTAGATGGCGATCCCAGTAATAATAGGCTTGATAATTTGGCATGGGGCACTAAAGCAGAAAACGAAGCAGATAAAGTTAAGCATGGAACCTTGCTTTGTGGCACGGCGAACCCTGCCAGTAAACTTACTGAAGTCGATGTGCTATACATACGTGCAAGCAATGAAAGGCAAGTTGATTTAGCGAAGATCTACGGAGTAAGCCAAGCAGTTATTAGCGCTGTTCGTTTGCGCAAAATATGGAAACACGTTGATTAGCCTTCCTGAAAAACTGAACAAAATATTTTACCTTTCTTATAGAGAGGAAGAATTTTGTCACGAAGGTCAATATTTTTCAGGCGAATACATCCATGTGTAGGAACTAGGGGCTGATTAGGTGCCCATGCACCTGGCCAGCCATTAGCGCTACCACCGCCATGACACGCGATACCAGCTCTACCATTATTCCGCTCTTGACCCTCCAAGTCAATCATGTCGAAGGTGTACCAGCCATACGCCATTAGAGTGCGATCATATGCAGGCTTATCGCCTACACGCTCGTAGTCTTTATATACCTCTCCGAACACGTATACCCCCACGGGAGTGTCTGAATTAGTAATTTTCCATTCAAAATCACTATATTGCCCGCGAGCAAGGCAGGGAATTTCCCACAAAAGCTTTCCTTCATAGGAAAAAGCTTTCATAGTCTCCACTGCATCGTTCACAATTAAATGCGAATCGCCAGCTTTAAAACCAAAATCTTGAGGACGTTTTTTCGGACCAATCATTGTAAATTGAGTGGATTCTGGGGCGTATTCCTTCATAAGCTTTGAAAGCTTTGCAGGATATTCCGGGTCGGTAGCGTACGATTGCTCTTTAAGCATACGTGCCGCTGCGTAACGATTAGGGGCGTTATTAACACCCTTGAATTGACGGTAATCTTTATACCATCGAGTGATTAAATATTCAATGCAAGCGGAGAGACTAGGGAAGTCAAGAAAGCCCGCTTTAATTGTCACCCATTGACCATCGTACCATTCTTGAGTGGTGGTTCTAGTGCCATCTCCCTTTAAGCCTAGATAGTTATGGGTGCCAGAAGTATGCTTGCCAAAACCACTTTCTAAACAGCATTGTGCCGCAGCAAGTTCTGGGAAACGCGCGCCATGCCTACGGGCAAGAAGAAAGCACGAATCCCAAAAAGCCTTATTAGAAGCCGACATGGCTTCAGCCCTTGACGCGGAAGATAGTCTTCAGACCTTCAAGAAGAAGCTGCAGTACGTTGTTGCTTTTCCAGGGCGAGTGATCAAGAATTTGATCTGCAGCAGCAATAATAATGCCGCCAATGACGAACCATTCTGCACCAGACATGGCTGATCTCCTAAGAGAGTTTTCTATAGCCTAGCGTTCTGTTTCGAGAGTGCGCAAACGAGTTTCAATGCCACTCATATTGTCAGTAAGAGTATTAAGTTTTTCGGTAATGGAATCAATCTGCACCGCAACCTTTGCCTGCTGATTGCCAACAGTGATAAGCATGGCTCCAGTGGAAAGAAGCATGCCAGCCGTGATAGTGGCCACAAAATTGGCCATGCCTTCTTTGAATGGTTCCATGGAGAGTCCTGCAGTTTTTATATTAGCAAAGGCGCATTATTCGCTTGTTGCTGGTTAGATTATTTGCATGAAAATTTAATAGCGCCATGCATAGAGCGAATGGTCCCGATGAGCTATTGTATTCCCTCATTGAACTTCGCCCTGGAGACGCAAGACGTAGATTTCGCAAGAGTATTTTTGAAGATTATCCATTGAGGGGGCCACTTGGACAATGTGCTTGTGCATATTGTGGTCGGTGGAGCGAGAAGCTAACTATTGACCATATTGTGCCAAAGAGAAAAGGAGGACCGCACTTTGCAAAATATAATTTAGTACCAAGTTGTCAATCATGCAATCTTCTTAAAGGAGCGGAGCCTATTTTTGAATGGTGGCGTCCGCAGCGCTTCTGGAGTGAAAAACGAGAACAGCTTCTTTTGGCATGGGTGCATCACAATAGTTTTATTAGCGCCCACACTTCATTGCAGGATATCGAGGCTTTTGCGGAGGAGCGTGATTATTACATTCCACCGTCAAAAGAAGAAGCCCCCATTTCTGGGGGCTTTTGCTATACGGAATGGCAGGCAGCTTAGGCTTTGTCTACTGGCGCGAATAGATCGCCTTCTTTTGGAGGAAGATCGTAACGAACGCCAGGGATGGGACATACGCCATCTTTACAACCATTGTCAATGCTATTTTCAATGGCGGCAAGAGCTTCCCGCTCTTGATCTGTTTCAAGCGCAAAGATAAGCTGACATAAATACCACTTGGCTTTCTCTAAATCTTCCAGGCCATTCTTTTGTTCGTAACGCCAAACATATTTCAGAATATTGCCTTTCAGAAAACCCCGAAACGCTTCGGGCGTCATGCTTGCTTCCATTGCTTCAATAGCTTCCAAGCCGCCACTGGCGTAATGAATGGGGCGTTCCACGGGATGGAAGGCTTCAGGGGCTTGTTCAAAAGGCATTGCCATTTTCCTCGAATGCTTGGAAAGCTTCTTTAAAGAGAGGGCGGGCCAGCGTGGCCAAGGCTTGAGCGTAGCATTGGATTTCACCTTGCGCATCAGGCTTGTCGCGCAATGAGAGAAAATGCAGAAGGGCTTGCAAGCTGCAAGTCCAAGTGAAACTTGTATAGGTGCTCATGGGCATGATTCCACGAGCTTGTTCTTTGCTCACGCCTAGTGTCAGGAGAGCTTTGTAAGCCTGCTTTGCCTGCTCCAATGCCTTGGCATATTCAATCATTGCCACTTGATTCATGGAGGGCTCTAGGGGGCCAGCAGAGGCTTGTTTGTTGCTGACGCTTTGCTGCCTGAACTCGCGAGGCATATAGTATGTCTCGTCATCTGCTTCGCAATAACGAAAGCTCTTTTCGTTCCAGCCCAGTTGATCATTGGCATAGGTGCCGCCAATGACATGCTTCCACCATTGACGAGCAATAAACAAGGGAGCCTTCACTTGCCATTTTGTGACAACGCCCCTGAAAGGACTGGTGTGCTGATGCTTCACCAAATAGTTAAGAAGCTTTTGGTCTTTATCAGTCCATTCAAAAGAGGCTTGATCGAAACTTTGCCGCGCATCACAAACGATGTCAAGCGAAGTTCCCATCCAATCAATGAGCCTGACAAAGCTAATACCGTCACAGAGGGGATCAATGATTTGAAGAGGAGAGGAAGTCATGAACCAGCAGAAAAGGGCGGAGCCTCTGGAAGCTAATGATAAGCGCCACCTTCGTTTCAGCGTGCCAAACGATGCGGGCTTTGCTTTGTCTTCGGTCTTTCACGATGGCGGCGATGGTGCCCAATAGGCTCGTGGGCATCCAGCCAGCAGCCGTACATTGTACGTACACGACGGTCTGCCCAACTTCCCACATGTGGGACACTGGCGTTTTCGGGAGGGCTCTGAAGGAAGCCGTACCAAGCTTTTCGGCTTTCCTTCCATCGTCCACTG